CCCAGGGCCAGCAAGCCGCAGATGCGGCCGCTGCTGGCAAGGTTCCTGAAACCAACGACGCCAAGGCCGCCGAGGCACCCGCCGACGCCAAGCCGACCGCGCCGGAAACCTACGAGTTCAAGGCACCGGAGGGTCGAGCGTTCGACTCCGAGGTCATTGCCGAGTATTCGAAGGTGGCGAAGGAACTGAACCTGTCGCAGGAAGCCGCGCAGCGCGTCCTTGACGCAGTCGGCCCCAAGCTGGCTGAACGTCAGGCGGCGCAGATCGAGGCAGTTCGCAACGAATGGTCTGACAGCAGCAAGGCCGACAAGGAGTTTGGCGGCGAGCGTCTGTCGGAGAACCTGTCCGTGGCGAAGAAGGCGCTCGATGCGTTCGGTACTGCCGAACTCCGCAGCCTGCTCAACGAGTCCGGCCTCGGGAACCACCCGGAAGTAATCCGGTTCATGTTCCGCGCCGGAAAGGCGATCAGCGAGGACAGCATGGTCACGGGCACCAAGGGCGAGGCCAAGCCGGCCGGACCCCGCTCGTTCAATGACCTCGCCGACGCTATGTACTCCTCCAGCACCTAAACCCACGAAAGGGAACAAGCAATGGCAACTATTACTGCTAACAACCTGACGCTCGCCGATTGGGCGAAGCGCACCGATCCCGAGGGCCGCGTTCCGGTTGTCGCGGAACTCCTGTCCCAGACCAACGAGATCCTCGAGGACTGCGTCTTCAAGGAAGGCAACCTGCCCACGGGTGACCGCGTCGTCATCCGCACTGGCCTGCCGGCCGTGTACTGGCGCGCCCTCAACCAGGGCATCCCGAACAGCAAGAGCACGACTGCCCAGGTCGATGAAGCCTGCGGCATCCTCGAGGCTCGCAGCGAGGTCGATAAGGATCTCGCCATGCTGAACGGCAATACCGCTCAGTTCCGTCTGTCCGAAGACGTGGCCTTCCTCGAGGCCATGAATCAGACGCAGGCGACCACGCTGTTCTACGGCAACCCCGCCACCGATCCGAAGCAGTTCCTCGGCCTTGCGCCGCGTTACTCTGACATCGGTGCTGGTTCTCCGAACAACTCGCAGAACATCCTGTCTGCTGGTGGTTCTGATGCCACCGTGAACACCTCGATCTACCTGGTTGTTTGGGGTGACAACACCGTCTACTGCCCGTTCCCGAAGGGTTCGACCGCTGGCCTTATGCACGAGGATCTCGGCGAGCAGACCGTGTATGACGGCAACAACCGTCTCCAGGCTTACGCCACCCGTTACCAGTGGAAGAACGGTCTGGTCGTGAAGGACTGGCGCTACGTCGTGCGAATCTGCAACATCAACACGACCCACCTGATGAGTCAGGACAACACCCAGGCTTCGAACGTATCCACTGCCATCATCAAGATGATGAGCCGTGCTCTGTACCGCATCCCGAACATGGCAATGGGTCGCGCCGCGTTCTACATGAACCGTACCGTCCACAGCGGCCTTGCGATTGCTGCGCTCGATAAGAGCCAGGCTGTCCTGAAGGTCAACGACGGTCTCTCGCAGTTCGGCACGCCGTACAGCTGGCTGACTTTCCAGGGCGTTCCGTGCCGCAAGGTTGACGCGATCATCAACACCGAAGCCGTGGTGAGCTGATAGCTCCCATCAACAAGAAAGAAGGAACTCACCATGATTCTTGATAATCTCCTCGTTGTGTCTGGAACCGTCCCTGCGACTGGTGTTGCCACCGGACAGGCGGCGCTTCCTGTTTCCGGTACTCCCGTTCTTTCGACCGACACGATTGACCTTTCGGTCGCCCGTGACATTGGCGAAGGCATGGACCTGACTATGAACTTCACGTGCGTTGCGGCATACAACACCCTGACCTCGCTGACGTTCGAGATCATTGGCGCAACGAACGCTGCTCTTTCGAGTGGCGTGACTGTGATCGGTTCCTCTGGACCCGTTCCGCTGGCAAGCCTCACCGCAAACGCGCAGTTCTCTGTGCGTTTCAATCCGCAGCTCCTGTCTACCGGACAGCGGTACATTGGCGCTCGGTACACCACGGTCGGAAGCACCCCGACCACCGGCAGCGTGTGCGCTTACGTCGTCATGGACATCCAGGACGGCCGCAAGTTCTACGCCTCTGGTTTCTCGGTAACCTGATAGGAGACTTCGATGGCAAAGGTCAAGGCAAAAGTCGTCTGTTTCGTGGACAACCATTATCGCAACGAAGGCGATGTCTTCCAGTACAACGGTTCGTTCAACGGGAATCTGGAATACCTGGATGTTCCCGAGCAGAAGCCAGAGGAAGATCAGCACGCTCGCAAGGTGCGGAAGCCTCGAAACACTGTGACCGAAGCATCGGAGTGAGCTTGTAACGAGTTAGTGAACAGGGAGGGGCGTCGGCGGGAAACCACGGCGCCCCTCCCTTCCTACGGGAGGAGCGAATAACTTGCCATCGGTCGTCGAAATTTGCAACCTCGCCCTCGCGCACCTCGGCGACGACGCCACCGTCGCAAGCATTGATCCGCCGGAGGGATCAGCACAGGCAGAGCACTGCGCCCGGTTCTACCCGGTCGCACGTGACATGCTTCTACAGATGCATACGTGGTCGTTCGCATCGCGGCGCGTCAGCCTCGCGCAGGTGACGATGCCGTACACCATGTGGAAATACGCATACGCATGCCCTGGCGACATGATGACCGCCGTGGCCGTGCTGCCGCCCGAAGCAGAGAACGATTACACGGTGCGTGCGTATCCCGCCGACCGCTACGGTTTCGGATGGACGAACCCACCAATCACGACCGCCGGCGTGTACGTGCCGCAGGAATACGTGATTGAGACGGACACGCTCGGGAACAAGATCATCTATACGAACCAGGAAACCGCGCTCCTGCGCTATCAGGCGCTGGTGAGCGACCCGACCAAGTTCGACCCGCTGTTCACCATCGCATTGTCGTGGCAGCTCGCGTCGTTCCTTGCTGGCCCGGTCGTCAAGGGTGAGGAAGGCGCACGGCAGGGGCAGCGATGCTTGCAGATGGTCGCCATCTACCTCGGGCAGGCACGCGCATCTGACGCAAGCCAGCGCGACGTGAAGCCCGGACACATCACCTCCTGGATCTCTGGACGCTGACATGGCGCTCACCCGAACCTACACGCGGTCATTTGCCGGCGGCGAAGTGTCGCCGGAAATGTGGGGCCGGATTGATGACGTGAAGTTCCAGACTGGCGCAGCGAAGTTGCTGAACTTCATCGCGCTTCCGCAGGGGCCGGCAGAGAACCGACCAGGCACGGCATTCGTGCGCGAGGTGAAGGACAGCACGAAGCGCACGCGGCTGATCCCGTTCACGTTCAGCACTACGCAGACGCTGGTGCTCGAGCTTGGCGCGGGGTACTTCCGGTTCCATACGCAGGGCGCGACGCTCGGGCCTGGTACACCAGCGGCTTATTCAACGACAAAGACCATCACTGCCGTCAATACCGGGACGGAGACGTTTACCAGCAACGCGCACGGGTACGCAAACGGAACGCCAGTGCAGGTGTCGGCGACAACCACGTTGCCCGCACCGCTTGTAGCCGCTACCACGTACTACGTTATCAATGCTGCGGCAAATACTTACCAGTTGTCTCTTACCGAGACCGGGTCTGCAATCGACATCACGACTGCCGGCAGCGGAACGATCACATCCAACCAGGTCTATGCGGTCGGAGCACTCGTCTCTTCTGGAGGAGTCAACTACTACTGCATTCTTCAGGCAGTCAATCAGACGCCTCCGAACGCCACGTACTGGTATCCGCTGCCAACGGGGATCTACGAGATCCCGAATCCATACGCCGAGGCCGACCTGTTCGACATCCACTACGTGCAGTCGGCCGACGTGCTGACGCTCGTACACCCGAACTACGCACCGCGTGAGCTGCGCCGGCTGGGGGCGACCACGTGGACGCTCACGACGATTTCGTTCTCCTCGAGCGTGTCAACTCCCACTGGGTTGACGGCCACGGCCAACCGCGGCGAGGCGCTCAATATCACGGCGTTCACGGCGGCGAACCCAGGCGTGGCGACCACGGTCGGGAACCACGGCCTCGCGGTCGGCGATCCCGTCTATGTCGATGGCGGTACGTGGAACACGGGCACGTTCACGAACGACTACTACGTGGTGAACACCAATACGCCTGCGAATCAACTGTCGCTGAAGGCATACGACACGGGGATTCCGCTCGACACCACCGCGCTGGTGTCGTGGACGAGCGGTGGATTCGTGCAGTTCGGGGACAAGGCGCTCGACTTCGACAGTTACTACGTGGTGACCGCACTCGCGGCGGATGGTATTGACGAGAGCGCGCCAAGCTCGTCGGCGAACGTCATCAACAACCTCAGCGCGCAGGGTTCAAGCAACACGATTTCGTGGTCGGCCGTGTCCGGCGCTTCTCGCTACAACATCTACAAGCGTCAGAACGGACTGTATGGTCTGATTGGTCAGAGCGACACCACGTCGTTCAGGGACAACAACATCGCCCCGGATCTTGGCATCACGCCGCCGATCCTAGAGGTGGTGTTCAATTCAAGCGGCAATTATCCTGGCGCGGTCAGTTACTTTGAGCAGCGCCGCGTGTTTGCTGGCACGACCAACTCTCCGCAGACGCTGTGGATGACGCGCACTGGCACCGAGAGCGACATGTCATTTCACATCCCGTTGCAGGACACAGACCGGATTAACTTCCGCGTCGCCGCACGGGAAGCCAACACGATCCGCCACCTTGTCCCGTTGACGCAGCTGCTCGCACTGACGAGCGCCGCTGAATGGCGCATCAGCCCGGTGAACAGCGACG